GTTTACCGCTATCGAAACCTATCAGAATGGGTCACGGACTCTGCCGGTGCATAGGAGTGGACATCAATAAGGCAACGGAAACAATTAAGGAGCTGACCGAAAGAATCAGGGCCAAATATCCACCAACGATAGATGTGTAACAAATGTAACAGGTTTGTAACAGGCATGTAACAGCCGGAAACCGTATAAAACAAGGGTTTGCGAACGGTGTTACAAATGTTACACATTTTGAGGAGTAAAAATTTCTTAGTAACGTATAGGGCATATCATTCCGAGAGAAATAAAACTTGTCCAATGTAAAAATAAATATATACCCCTAAAAAAGATGTAACAAGTGTAACAAATACCCCAGGCAGGTATGGGAAAGCCGGTTGCACGTTAAGAAAAAATCATTTAAATAGTGTGTTACATTTCTGTTACATTTGTTACAGGGACAAAAAATGTCCCTTGGAAATACTGCGTTACACCCGTAACATAGTATGTAACATGGGAACAATTCTTGATAAGAATATAAGGGGTATATGATAAGGGGTGAAACCTATGTCTGACAGGTATTCGCGGTTACTGGCAAAGAAAAAAAAGAATAATGAAGGATCAAAAACAGGTGCAGATATCACTCAGGAAAAAGAAAATCAAATAGACCCCCGCAGCGATTTAAAGACGGACCATTTTTTTTGGGAAGTCCTGCTCATAAATAGTAAGCAGATGTTTCCCGAGATATTTGGTACTCTGCACGGGATTAGATGTTCCGGCGCCCAGTTGGCCAGGACCAGTTCCGGCGGGCTGAAGTTATTGCCGGGCGAAAATACGTCGGAGGAATGGGAAGACACAAAGGTACGGTGGTTATCTCCTGTCAAAGATAAGTTGGCTTATCTTTTGCGGATCACATCGCTGGGGCAACTAGAAGATCTGGGACAATTAGAAGAAGCGGCCGGTACTGCGAAAAAACCAGTTCAAACGTCGCTGCAGGATACATGGTTGAAAGGAGAGTGATAGGTTGAAAAAACTGATTCCGGGAATCGTGTTTTGGGTGCTCATGGGCATGTTTTGCGGTTACGTTGTCCAGTCGCTTATTACCCTGCATGTTTACAAAACCAAAATGCAGGAAGATGTCCGAAGTTTATCCGATACGCAAATGGTCCGGGAGGAAAGACCAGAACCTGCTTCCAGGGGTGGCCCGGGTCGGGAACAAGGCCATAGGACTATGACAATGAAGGCCACTGCTTATAATCTCACTAAAAATTTGACGGCAGCCGGTACCAGGGTATGTCCGGGAACGATTGCCGTAGACCCGGAAGTGATCCCCCTGGGAACCAAGTTATATGTCGAAGGGTACGGCTGGGGTACGGCCCTGGATACCGGCAGGCTAATAAAAGGGAACCGGATTGATGTGTGGTTCCCTCCGGGGAGGGGGTTAGCCAAAAACTGGGGCGTTAAAACTGTCAAGGTTTATATTTATGGGAGCAGGTAACTACGAAAAAATGAAAAGGAGGAATAAACAAAATGAAAGCTACTGGGATTACGAGGAAGGTTGATGAACTGGGACGGGTGGTACTTCCAATTGGACTTAGAAGGAATTTGGGTATTGATAAAAAGGATCCGCTGGAGATATTTGTAGATGGCGATAAGATCATACTCCGGAAGTATGAACCAGCTTGCGTTTTTTGTAGTAAAACTGATGATATTATGATGTTTCGCGGGAAAAGGATCTGCAAAGTTTGTGCCAGGATACAGGGACAAATGGCGAAGGAACTGTAAAGGGGGAGGGGTTTGATTTTGATAAAATGGACAACTCCAACAAGATATCATCATAGTAGAACATATTGTCGGCAAAAGAAAAGAAATAGTTTTGCGGCCGGCACAAATAAAAAGGGCCGAAACGGACCGGTAACTGTTATCAAAATATTGCATTGCCAGTTTAGTACCAAACCATGTTCGATGCTGGATGTTGGGTATTGCGGAAAAGATGAGCCAGTATGTCCATTGGGCAGGGTGGCGACAAGGAAGGGGGTTTTCCGTGGGCAGGAAGAGCAAAGAAAAAGGCAAACGCGGTGAACGCGAATTTGCCAGGGTTTGCAGGGATAATGGTTTCCCCTCTGCCAGAAGGGGGCAGCAATATAACGGCATTGATGGTGAGGATGTTGTTGGTCTTCCTGGGTTACACATAGAAGTGAAGCGGGTTGAACCATATACAGAGATGGTCAGCGAAGCCACAGCCTACAGTGTGAAGAGAGAAGGTGTTAAGATGATTAAGGTAATAATCCCAGGCCGGCCAGTGCCAAAGGCGCGGCCACGACTGGGGGTGAGGGGAAGGACAGCGTATGTGTATACGCCGCCACAGACCAAGGAGTACGAGAAGCTGGTGGGGTGGGTGGCAAAGGCTGCGGGGTGCAAGCCGGGCGATACACGGGTTGCTGTGGCGATAGATATATTTACCCGGCGTAAAATGGATGTGGACAATGTGGCCAAAAGCGTGCTGGATGGGCTCAACGGTATAGCATACGAGGACGACGATCAGGTGGTGGAACTGTTGGTGCGCAAGCACCAGGCAAGGGATGCGGTGGAGGAGCGGGTGGAGATCGAAATACGGGAGTCTGGGCGACCGGGGAGGGCAGGCGATGGACAAAGAGCAGTTAAGACAGCTGCGGCACCTAAAAAGCGAGATCAGGATGCTCAAGCGGCAGATCAAGGAATTGGAAAGTGAAATCGTCACCGACAAGGTGCGCGGCTCTGGCCCGGATCACCCTTACACGGAAAGGGCTTTCATCATCCGGGGCCTGGCCTATGAATGCCGCGCAAAAGTAGAGCGGCTAAGAAAAAGACTTCAGCGGCGGGTTGACGACCTGATCGACCTTGTGGTGGAGATCAACGAATACATTGAGACGCTTGACGACAGCCTGATCAGGCAGATAATCACCCTGCGGCATATGAACGGGCTAACCTGGGAGCAGGTGGCGGCGAGTATTGGGGGCGGGAATAGTGGGGACAGTTGCCGGAAGATGCATGACAGATTTTTGAGGTGAGGGGGCAAAGGAGGGAGAAACGGACCAACTTGTCCGCATTGTCCGTTTCTCCTGTGCTAATATGGTATTAAGCAGTGCTGCGAGTTTTCTGCAAGCTTGAAAAGGGGCGTGTGTGGTATTGCAAAAAACTGTCCGAGAGGGCGGTTTTTATATTTAGGGCCACTAGTGGGGTAAATACATCACTTTACCCAATGAGGGAGGGAGGGTGATGCCGAGAAAAGCGGACCCAGACAGGAAGAAATCATTTGAGGTTTATAAAAAACATAATGGCAACATAGAACTTATCGAAATAGCAAAACAATTAAAAAGACCTCCTGGGACTATCCGGGGATGGAAGGCCAAAGACCAATGGGACGCTAAATTAAACGGAGCACACCAAAAGAAAAATATGGAGCGTTCCAAAAGAAAAGAGAGAGATGTTCCACAGCAGAATGATAAGAAAATTCTCAAGGAACTAGAAGATGCTGAACTCACTGAAAAACAGCGTCTTTTTTGTTTATATTATATCAAGAATTTTAATGCCACAATGGCAGCTATTAAAGCGGGGTATTCTCCGGATAGAGCTCATGTAACAGGCAGCGAACTCGTAAGGAATAGTAAGGTAGCAGCAGAAATACGCCGCCTTAAAGGAGCTATCCAGGAAGAATTATTCATTGACGCAACGGATGTGCTGAATAAATACATCCAGATAGCCTTTGCTGATATAACCGACTTTGTAGAATTTGGCCAGGAAGAGGTTCCAGTTATGACCGCGTTCGGTCCAGCCACAGACAAAGACGGCAACATCATAACGAAGCTAGTTAACGTGGTTAAGTTCAGAGATGTTGCTCAGGTGGACGGTGGGTTGATACGCCAGATAAAGCAGGGCAAAGACGGGGCAAGTATTAAGTTGGAGGATAGGATGAAGGCCCTGGACAGGCTGGAGAAAAACTTTGACCTGTTCCCGAATAACTTCCAGCGCAAGATCGAAGAGGAGAAACTCAATATAGCACGGCAGAAGCTGGAGCTTGAAAAACTACGCGCAGACGCAGGCGGGGAAGAAGAAGAAACCGATGACGGACTTATGGACGCATTAAGGAACTCTGTAAAAGAGGTGTGGGGAAATGAAGAATAAATGCACACCTTTTAAATGGATTCCGTTTAGTCGGAAGCAATTAAAGGTTTTGACTTGGTGGATGCCAGAATCGCCTATGCATGATAAAGACGGTATAGTGTGCGACGGTTCGGTTAGAGCAGGCAAGACTATTATAATGTCCTTTGCCTATGTGATATGGGCAATGGAGAATTTCAACTTTCAGAACTTTATTATGGCCGGGAAAACAATCGGAGCGTTCCGCAGGAACGTTCTTTTATTGCTTAAGATAATTCTTCGGCTACGTGGTTACAAGGTAAAGGATAAAAGAGCGGAAAACCTCCTTGTAGTCAGAAAGAGGAGTACCGGCGTAATAAACTATTTTTATATTTTTGGTGGCCGGGATGAGCGTAGCCAGGACCTGGTGCAGGGGATTACGGCAGCTGGCGCATTCTTTGACGAGGTGGCCCTGATGCCTGAGAGCTTTGTTAATCAGGCAATAGCGCGTTGCAGCGTTGATGGTGCTAAGTTATGGTTTAACTGCAACCCGGAAGGACCTTATCACTGGTTCAAGCTTAATTTTTTAGATAAACTTATCGAAAAAAATCTTCTTCATATTCATTTCACTATGGATGACAACCCATCGCTTACAAAGGAAACAAAAAACAGGTACAAGCGCATGTTTGCCGGGGTGTTCTTCAAGAGATATATCTTAGGCCTATGGGTACTTGCCGAGGGCATTATCTTTGATATGTGGGATGAAGCAAAGCATCTGTTCGAGCACAGGGGCGAAGCATATGATGCGTACGGCGTGGCCATAGACTACGCTACAGCAACTGTTATGACTTTTGGGTTGTACGGAATAAAGAAGTACCCGGCTGGCGACAAGGTATACCTGGTCAAAGAGTATTACTATGATGCCAAAAAGAAAGGTAGACAGAAAACTGATGCGGAATTTGCAGAGGATTTTAAGGCATTTCTCGGGAGTATTAGCCCAAAGGTGATTTACGTTGACCCTTCCGCTGCCAGCCTGAAGGTGGAATTACGAAAGTGGGGCTACTGGCAAGTGAGGGATGCAGATAATGATGTCATAAACGGTATACGTTTAGTTGCAACATTCCTATCCACGGGCAGGTTTTTCGTTGACCGCAACTGCACGGATACGATAATGGAGTTTGGATCCTATGTATGGGACCTAAAAGCCCAGAAACGCGGTGAAGATAAGCCACTTAAACAAACGGACCATGCAATGGACCGGAACAGGTATTTTATATATTCCAAGTACAAGAGATTGCAGGTAGGTGTGACAAACAAACCAAGTGGGTGGTGATAAGAGTTGCTTACAAGCTTAGATTTCCTGCAACCGGGCAAGCCGTGGCCGCCACCATCGGAGGTCGAGCGCCTGGAGAGATATGCGCAAAACAAGCTCCTGTTCGAGGGCAAGCATGAGCAGGTTTTCAAGGACTGGATCCGGCTGCTACGTGAGGACCAGCAGGCTACCCTTGAAATAGTACTGAATTGGCATAAAAGATTAACGCTACTGTTTGCGGACCTGCTGCTGGGCGAGTCACTGCATATTACGGCCGGTGACCAGGACAGCCCGGAGCAGGAGGCGGTTGAGCGCATCGTTGATGACAACGGGCTTGTAAACGTGGCTTATGAAGTGGCCATTGACGTGAGTCGCCATGGTACCGGCGTTCTTAAGGCGCGTTATGACGGCAGGGCCATCATCGAGGGCCAGCAGCCAGCGATATGGTTCCCGGTGGTGGCGTCGGACAACATTAAAGAATTTCGGGCGCATGTCCTGGCCTGGACTTACGAGGTAGAGCAGCAAACATACAAGGGTGTCGAGAAAACAAAGTACCTCCGGACCGAGGTACATGAGCGGGGGAAGATTACTGCTGCATTACACTTGATAGACGGCAACATAATTGGCAATCAACTTGAGAGGAAAGAAACGTTAACCGGTGTTGACGAATTCTTGGTTGTGCCGGTTAATAATGTCTTGACCACCGACAGGGTGACCGGTCTGGACGACTACTCCGACCTGGACAGCATTGTTCAAGAACTCGAAGCCAGGGTGGCGCAGATCAGCCGGATCCTGGACAAGCACGCTGACCCCAACATGTACGGTCCAGATACTGCGCTGGAGCAAGACCAGACAACCGGACAGTGGACATTCCGGGGCGGCGGCAAGTATTTCCCGGTTGGGCAAGGTGAACAGCCACCAGGATATGTTACCTGGGATGGGCAACTAGAATCAGCGTTCAGGCAGATCGATCTGCTCATGGAGCAACTTTATGTCCTGTCCGAGACATCAGCGGCAGCCTTTGGCCAGCTTAAGGCCGGGCTTGCAGAGAGCGGCACCGCCCTGCGCCGTTTGATGATGGCGCCGTTAGCAAAGGTAAACCGGATCAGGATGAGGTTTGACCCGGCACTAAAAGAGATCCTCTGGCTGGCGTCACTGCTTGAAAAAGCACAGGGCCGAGCCGGGGCAGCAGAGCTCACTAACATACATATCGACTGGCACGACGGTTTGCCGGACGATGAGCAGGAAATTACGCAGAACGAGACACAGAGATACACTGCCGGGCTGACTAGTCTGGAAAGTGCCTTGAAGCGATTGTATGGCCTGGAAGGTGAAGCGCTGCAGGAGGAAATAGATCGGATAAAGGCAGAACAGACAACGCAGGGCAGCACTCAGTTGTCGGCCATAACCCTTCCGCCGGTAGGTGAAGAATAATGCCAAGAAGGGATGATGGATGGTTTAGTGAGGCCGAAATAAACCGGTTGGTGAGGTTCTACGAGCAGGCAGAGCGGGAAATCCTAGACCAACTGAACCGTGCGCTTCTCCGGGGCAACAAAACTGAATATCTGGCCCAGATGAAGAAAAACATTGAGGCCATTCTGGAACAGGTTAGAGCGGGAAATCGGACCTGGTCTACAGAAGCCATCCCGAGAGTGTATTCTCAAGGCCTATATTCCGCTGATGCTATGTTGAAAGATACAGGGGCTACAGTGAAGGCAGGGTTTGGAGATATCCACCAGCAGGCGGCACAGGTAATGGCCGAGAATGCGTTTCAGAGGTTTGAGGACGTTGCGCAGGTGATAGGCAGGCAGGTGAACGACATATACAGGGAGCTTGCCTTGGAGAATGTCCGGGGAACGGTTGTGGGTTACGACACATGGAAACAGACGGCCAGGCGTTACCGGGAGCAGTTGGCCGACAGAGGAGTAACCGGCTTCAAGGACCGCTCCGGGCGAATGTGGAACATGCGGACGTATACGGAGATGGTTGCAAGAACGACGACGATGGAGGCACACCTGCAGGGCACGGCCAACCGGTTGGCAGAGCAGGGGTATGACCTGGTGAAAGTGAGCAGCCACCAGGGAGCCTGCAAGTTATGCCAGCCGTGGCAAGGAATGGTATTGAGTATCACGGGCAAAACGCCGGGCTATACGACACTTGAAGAAGCAAGAGCGGCTGGGCTCTTTCATGTGAACTGTAGGCATGCTTATGGCCTGTATGTTGATTTGGACAAGGAAAGTAAAGCACCAGAAGGAGTATTGGGGCTGTCGCCTGAGGAAGCAAAGAACTATCTTGAGATAGACGGGCTGTCAGTACCAGCCAAAGCCGGTCTGGCAAAAGCACTCACTGAAACATTAGAGCATGGGCTAAAAACAGGAAAAGAATGTCTGCTGCATATTGACGCGACTACAGGAAAAAGTATATACTCTAAGGTGGAGGGGACAGCCAATTCAGTCGTATTTCCGCAGGCCCTGGTTGATTTCTTAGACAAGGCCGCTTCTAATAGTGTGATTTCGATCCATAACCATCCTAGTAGCAGCAGTTATTCAGCAGCGGACTTAAGCGTAACGTCTAGGTATAAGTCTATAAGTCATCTGTTTGTTGTTGGCCATGACAGAACGAGGTATGTGCTAAGTGTTGGTCAAGGATTGAGACCGGTTGGTACGGAAATATCAAAAGCGTGGAAAACCGCTCATGATAAACACTTTGATTATTTTAGTGCTAAAGGCATGACAGGAGAACTGGCTGCTGCAGATGCCTGGAAAGAGCATACGCACTTGATAGCCAAAGAAGTGGTTGAGAAGTTTGGTTGGGAATATAGGAGGGTGATGCCTGGTGAAAGGTAAAATGGGCTTGGATTTGGTAGATTATATCCCTGATTACACCAAAACGTTGGAGGAAAACAATAAAATATACCGGCAAAAGTATTTTGAGGCTTACGGTGAATATCCACCTGAACCGGAAGGAAACAAGAAGAATTAAGCGCCTTGATAAAACATTAATCAGGTGCTTTTCTTTTTGGGCCACTTTCCACGGCAATGCCGTAAATAGACCGGTCGTTAAACCGCAGGGGTACAAGAACCCGGCTCCTGTAACAGTAACAGTTTTTTTCTGGCACCCATACAGCATTCCCAGTCCGTGGCTCTGTACCAGGACGGGGATTGTAGTAGCTAAATCCGCACTCCATCCAAAACAGCCGGGTATGCTGTTTGCCAAGCCGAATAAGGGAGGGGATCATCTTCCGCTTGTAAACTAAACTTATACGGTGGTTGATGCCTACATGGACAGAGAGCTTGTCCTGCGGCATGTACCAGTTAAAATCGCTCACAAAAACACCTCTGGGATAATTATACACCAGGGGTTTTGTATTGGGAAGAATCAGGAGGAGGGATTCATACGTGAAAATACCGGAAAAGGTGAAAATCGGCGGCCATGAATATACCTGCAAGACAGCACCATTTCTTGGTCGAGATCACAGTGCAAGTGGACGGAGCTGCGGTAATTCTTTGGAAATTGAAATAGAAGAAACATTGCCACAGCAGAATAAGGAGTCCACGCTAATACATGAAATACTTGAGCAGATAAATTACCGATATGAACTTGACTTACCTCATGAGAAAATATCAATACTTGAAACTGCATTGTATCAGGTTATACGAGACAACCCGGATATAGTGAAAGTCTGACAGCAACGATGAAAGCGAGTAAGCGCCTGCGGGCGTTTTATTTTTGCTCTGGATTAGTATTCACGGAGCATAAATGTGAAGAACCCAAAACAGGCACAGACCTGTATAAAAATGTATGGAGGTAAAAAATGGATTGGTTAAAAGAACTACTCAAAAAAGCCGGGATTGAAGAAGCGAAGTTGGACAGCGTGATTGCAGATGTTGGCAAGGATCTGCCAAAGCATTTTATTCCCAAGGACAAGTATAACGAAGCTGCAGAGGCAAAGAAGAAGCTGGAAGCGGACCTGCAGGCAAGGGACACGCAGCTTGAGGAGCTCAAAAAAGCAGCCGGCACTAGCGAGGTCCTGAAAAAGCAGATAGAAACCCTGCAGGCCGACAACAAAAAGGCCAGCGAAGAATGGCAGTCCAAAGTCGCCAAGATGCAGCTTGACTTTGCGCTTGAAAGGGCGCTAACAACGGCAAAGGCCAAGAACCCGAAGACGGTTAAAGCTCTGCTGGACATGGACAAGGTTAAGCTGGATGGCGAGCAGCTGCTTGGCCTTGACGAACAGTTAAAGGCTATCCAGCAATCAGACGCTTACCTCTTCGGCGAACCCGGCAGGGTAGGGGGCGGCACAAACCCACCCGGGGGCAACGATCCCAAAACGATTGACCAGCAAATTGAGGAGGCACAAAAAGCCGGAAACACCATGCTGGCCATAAAGCTCAAAAACCAAAAATACTTTAGTAAGGAGTGAGGCGTAAATGCCCGGAACAATTTGGAGTTTACCAAACTTTGCAGGTGAGCTATTCACCGCAGACGCAATTAATACCCCGTTTTTGTCTATGATCGGAGGACTGACCGGTGGGGGAAAAACCACGGAGAACGTTGAGTTTCCGACATCGAGTGAGTATGCGCTTCCCGCAGCTCAGCAGCCTAACATAACAGAAACCGGCTCACTAGTTGCGCCGGTAGTTGTTTTACCGCAGGTGCCACCAGTGCAGAACCAGAACGTGGTACGGAACCAGGTAACAAACGTCGTGCAGATATTCCAGGAGGCGATACTGCTCTCCTACGTGAAGATGTCGAACATGGGCCGCATGAGCGGACTTAACACAGCAGGGCAAGCCAACAATGTTGCTGATGAGCTTGCATGGCAGCAAGCCCGTAAGCTGGAGAAAATCGCTCGTGATGTGGAATTTACCTACATTCAGGGCGTGTACAACTTGGCGGGTAACCAGGCCCAGGCAAACCGGACACGTGGCATGGTGGCCGCTTGTGCCCTGGCTGGCGGCACCGTCCAGAACGGACTGGGCAATCAGTTGTCCTTGCCGCTTATGCAAGCGTTCTTTTTGGCCATGTTCAACGCAGGCGCACCGTTCAGCAATCTCGTGCTGTATGTCGGTGGCGGGTTGAAACAGCGCATATCCCAGATATACGGCTTCGCGCCTACAGACAGAAATGTTGGCGGCGTGAACATCAAGCAGATTGAAACTGACTTTGGCAATGTCGGTATCGTCATTAGCCGCTTTGCCCCAGCCAATACCGTGCTGGCCATTGAGGTGTCAGTCTGTGCACCGGTATTCCAACCAGTACCCGACAAGGGTGTGCTCTTTTACGAGCCCCTGGCAAAGGCTGGCGCAGCGGAAAGCGGCCAAATCTTTGGCCAGATTGGCCTTGACCACGGGCCTGCGTTTGCTCACGGGTTACTCCAGAACGTAATCCCGTAATCCCGTAATGAAGAGGGGGCTTAACCGCCCCCTACTAACTTTTAAGGAGATGATGGTCTTGGATAACATATTGCAGATGCAAGGTATACCCCTTGAACTAAGAAGGGCGCTCGGCACAGTTGGCTCCCTGGCCATACCTTTTGCCACGCCAGTCAACGCAACGGCGGCGGTGGCCACAATCGCGGCGGCTGACATAGCTATTACAGCAGACGGTGACAAAGTAATTTTTGCCGGTAACGAGTTTGTTAAAGATGCAACCCCTGAAGCCGGTGAGTGGGATGATGCCGCGGCACTGGCAGCGCTCATTAATGCTTTGTCAAACTGGAACGCTGCCGTGGATACCGGCGCGGTAGTTATTACCGCAGCAACCAGGGGGACAGCCTTTAATGGCGAGGTGGCTTCAGTAGAAATACTTGAAGATACCACAGCCGGGGGCGGGCCGGCCGCAAAGGCAGCGGCCACCATAGCGGCCGCAACAATAGCAAGACTGGCGATAGGCGATAGCGTGGGATTCTCTGGGCAATTATTTTACAAGGCCGCCGCAACAAACGTCCCGGCAGGTGAGTTTGCGGATCAGGCCGGGTTGGTTGCCTGTATTGACGCCATGGACGATTGGGTGGCAGTTAATAACGCTGGTGCCATTGATATTACAGCGGCAGCCAACGGGGCCGAGTTCAACGATTTCACCATCATGGTGTCCCTGCGGCGCACAACCGCAACCGGGACTGACGGCACACCAGGCCATGCCGGTGCAGTTGCCTGTAATGCCAACAACATCTATGTCTGCACGGCAACGGACTTAACCGTAACTAACAACAACTGGAAAGCTGCCGCAATAGCCTAAAGGGGTGATGATCATGAAATTTTACACCGATATTGAGGCCGTCCTGGGTGTCTGGGACGGCCAAAAATTCATAGAAATCCAGGATGAGATTGAAACCGAGGACGAGAAGCTGATTGCACTGCTGAAAAAAGCCGGTCTGAGGTGTGAAGAGGAACAACCTCCTAAGCCGAAAGGAGGCAAAGCGAAGTGATAGGCAGGGTTATCCAATTGCTTGAGGCGCTCCATAAGGCTTTCGTAACCGATAAGAATGCTGGTGTTGAACTAAAGGGAAGTTTATTTGAAGAAGAACCCGGTTCCGCAGTACCTACTAAAGCTGTTTTTATTGGCGGCAAATATAGTGCGGTTGACCCTTCACACGATGACGGCGATTTAGTACCGCTTCGGGTAAATGAAAAAGGCGAAGTATATGTCCACCTTGCCTCTATTTTATCTGCTACATTAGACTCAATTGATGTTGCTAAAATGTCTAAAGGGGCAGTAACAATTGCTCATAATGCTATTACTGCAACTGCGTTAAGCAATGAAATACCGGTTGTAGGCTTTAACGCAGTTCTGGTTAGCGTAGAGATTTCGGGTGGTGCAAATAATTGGACGTTTAGTGTGCAAGGATGTATGGAATCTGGCGGTACTTTTGTGCAATGTTATGAACAAGCAAATACGGGAGCTATGGTTGCTATGTCCTACCAGTGTAATTCGAGTCAAATGTTTTTGTTTAAGGGTATTCCTGATTATATTAAAATTAATGCCAACGAAGATGTAGATGGTTCAACAGTTACAGTAAGAGTCCAACCCTTGAATATATAAGGTGGTGAATCAGATGCCAAGAATTGCATTGCCTAAAAATTATTTACTCGATGAAGGTATTCTTTTGGAAGGTTTTGAAAATGCATTAGAATGGTCAAATAGTGTCGGAACAATAGAAGAAGACACTATAAATTTCAAAAGTGGTACTAAATCTTTAAAATTAACATCTCCCGAAGGAAGTCTTATTAGGGCAACAAAAACTGTATCACTTAATTTAAACCCATCAAAAATTAATACTTTAAAGCTATGGTTATATCTATACTCAGAACCAGTAGATGTAGGGGCTATAACTTTAGCATTTTCGCCCAGTGCTACTGAAGATTTATGGGTGTCAATAAGTATGGTGGCAGGCACAACTATACATAAAGGGGAAAACTTAGTGGTATTAAGCCCCGGTGATTTTTCTGGAGACACGGATTATTTTAATAGTACAATACTTCGTTTAAGGATTAATGTATCTGCACAACCAGGCAAAACGGCTGTTTGTTCTGTTGATGACCTTAGATATGGTTTTAAGGCCATTCCTAAATTATTGATAACTTTTGATGACGCTAAATCATCTGTTTATGATGAAGCATTTCCGTATATGGAGGGTAAGGGTTTAAAAGGAACCATATATGTAAATAGTGCCAAGATTGACACGGAAGGGTACATGACAACTGCTCAATGTGATGAAATGTATGCCGCAGGGTGGGCAATGGGTAATCATGCTGCTAACCATGTAAATTTGAAAAACGTAACAGAAGCAGAAATGATAAGTGAATTACAAATATGCACCGATTGGCTGTTGTCTTGCGGATACGCAAAAAGTGCATATCATGTTGCATATCCATATGGTGGATATAACAGTACCGTATTGTCAGTGTTGAAATCTTTAAATATGAGAACAGGTAGGGCTACTACGGCTCCTGTTAAAGACTATTTATTGCCGGATGACATGTATCTTCTAAGAGTAAAAGAAATTCTTGATACCCATTCGCTTGCCAATGTTAAAACGTTTATTGATACAGCAATAACAAAACAGGCAACACTTATTTTGTTGTTTCATATGCTTGGCGAAACGGCAAGTGGTTACACATGGGCAACGTCTGATTTTCAGGCATTGGTTGATTATATTATTTCCAGAAAAATAAGCGTAGTAACAATTGACGAATGGTATCAGGGGTTAATGAATCCGCGTATGGCAGTATAGTCTTATTCCGCTAACGGAAGAGCGTTTGTTGAACTAGTATGGCTTGTTCTAAAAGCAACACCTTTTGGGAAGAGCGTTAGCGGAACACCAGAGAAAGGAGGGAGTTTATGTCCTATATTGACCTGGCAAATGCAAGCACTTATTTTGCAGGCCGCCTCAATGCCGAAGCCTGGACTGCTGCTACTGATTCAGACAGGGGCAAGGCTCTGGCCATGGCTGCGAAGTTGATAGATCGGCAACCGCTTAAAGAGTGCAAGGCAGACCCGGCCCAAACCCTGGCCTTCCCCCGCTACCCGGATTCGGAAGTGCCGGAAGCTGTCAAAGAAGCCTGCTGCGAAGAA